CGCCTGTTAAATCATAAAGGCTAGACCCCGTTCCCGATACTTCAAAGAATAAATCTTGTGCCAAAAAATTACCACTACCACCCACGGGGCTAGTGAACATATCATATGTATTTTCAGTAGATTTTAATCCCGATATTTCAAGGTTGTACCCTTTTATGTTGATACCTCCAGACGGCACTTCTATTGAAGTAGTCCCCATATCAACAACACCATCAATAAAATACTCTTTATCAGAGTCAATTACACCGCCTAAAGTAGTATCTTTATTTGATTGAGTTACTATTATTCTATTGTCTAGTGAAGCCCCTTCATTGTCGGGGCTAAGCTTTCCCAGGTTAGAGTCTATAAAATCTCTAAATGTAGCCGCATTAAACGAAACTAAAGAGGCATTAACCGCCTCACTTAAATATATAAGAGGAAAATCTTTTGTTATTGCATCTTCACCCCCCAAGCCGTTAGCATCATAAAATATAATCCTATCTATTTGTAAATCATTCTCTTTGTACCAAGTGTCTTTTGCTGGTTGTGATATTATTATTTCACCGCCTACTGTATTTGTACAGACAAGCGCATTACCTATTATTTCTATTTTTATTGACATATTAAGCGCATATATTATTATAAATTATACCTCCTGATAAAGAAAGTATTCTTTGTATAAATGTTTCAGCAGTTGAAGGAGTGCCTCCAGATAAATTATTTTGTGCAAATGACCTAAAAGAACTTTCCGTAAAATGCATGTTGTCTGAATCAATAGCATTACTAAGATATATTAACTCGTAATTAGCACGAATCCTTTTATTTCCGTCTGAGTCGTATAGCTGGATAATTCCATCTACTAACTTACTCTCAACATACCAAACACTTAAAAATGGTTGTCTTATTAGTATTTTAGGTATTGATAGATCGGTACACTCAATACTCGCTCCTTTTATTCTTATTCTTACTGCCATTATCCTATTTTTGAAACTCTAAAAGTACCTCTTTTTACAAAACAGTTGCTTTCCCATAGTGGATAGTCACTAGAATTTCTATCTAAAAAATTCCTGACATTTTCCCAATAGTTAAAAGCTGTGTTTTGATTCTCTTTATACATGTTTTTCTTCCCACCATCAGAAACTCGAACGCTGTCTGTGGTTGTTTTCTCTATATAACCGAATGGTGTATCTGTTTGACTACCCATTAGTATATAACGAGCATACGAGTAAAATACTATTACAGATTTTAAACCTACATTTGTATAAGTAGTACTATTATAAGTATAGCTACCACCGTTTAACAATGTTTGATATTTAGTATCTGTATAGTTTCTAATCATATCATTAAAAAAGTCTAAACCCATTAACTTCTGAACATCTACAAACTGAGCATCTGATATATGCTGATTTAAAGTACCCGAATTGTAGTTAGACTGTGTTATTTGTCTACTATTAACCTCGAAGTCTGTTCTATTAATTAATAACTGCATCTTCAGTTGTTTTAGGTTTTACCAATAACTCTAATTCTAATTCAGTAACCGGATTAGTAAATATACTCATTAAAAACTGTATAAGTTGTATTATCTCTTTTCTCGGTATACTGGTGTTGTCTTGATATACTATTTTCATTTGATGTATTGCATCACCACTTTGCCCAAACAAAGTATTAACTGGTCTAATTAATCCACTAGGCAATGAGTAAAAAGACATTAGTATATTATTAAATATGCTTTCTTCCGTGTGCTTAAACGTATCGTCTTTTATTCCCGAATCTATATCTATAACCTTTATAAGATCGTCTAAAGAATCGTTTTCATGCTGCATTTCAAAAAGATTAATACCCCCTTGATTATCAGCCCCCATGCTGTCCTCGAATGTTTTTATAAAATTATCTCTTTCACTAAGAGCTAAATGGTACTCTTCTTGGTTATTGTAATCTTCTAGAGCATCAGCTAAAGGCTTTGTTATAATAGCCTTTTGCCCCATGTAACCCTTTCTTAAAGATCTGTTTTTATACGTAGACGCTTGAGCTTCACTATCACAGTCTTTTAAAACAGGATCAACCTGACTAAGGGCATATAAATACTCTTCATCTAAATTAAAATATAATATTTGACCTTTATAATTAGATAGTTTTTCAACATCGTCTTTACCTTTTTGAGCGTCAACTTGTGATTTAACAACCGCTTTATTATTATTAAATACATCTACAAAAATAATATTATTTTCTTTTGCGTTTTCCCAGTCATCAGAAACCCCGATCTTACCATTATACTTATCATCGTCTTTCTTTCCTAGTCTACAGTTATTATAAGGCAAAACGGTGTAAGAGTCTGGTTTATAATTTAAGTTATAAGTAACCTGAATCCAAACCCCTCTTTGTTTAGACGAGCTATTAGCGATTTGTGAGGTGAATTTTTGTAAAGTGGTTTTATCTTTAGAGTTAACAATTAGTTTGTCATTATCTTCACCCCAACCATTACCCGCTAAATATGTAGCCATAATTCTAGCACACGTTTTAGCTGTAACGGAATTGTTAATAAATCTGTCTACCCGTTCAGGATAAAGATTATCAACACCATTATTAATAATACCTACCTTTTTATCATAGGTGGTTAACTTCTTATATATATCTATAAGAGTAGTTCTTACACTCATTATTTATTTGATTTACGCTTTCTTTTTTTATTAGGTGTATTTACAACAGGCTCTTCATTGGTTTCTTCAACCTCTTCTACAACCTCTTTTGTAACTTCTACCTCTTCTATTTCTTTTGGTTTTGGCATTTTGCTAAACAACAATTTACCTCTTGGGTGTGTCTTTAATAGCTCTTCTGCAACCTCGTTAGTCATTTCACCATTTCTGATAGGGCGACCATTAAAACCTATTTTAACACCTCCACTATATTTTTGGTGCAATTCGTAATCACAATGTACTGTCTGTTTCATTTCAAATAAGTTTAAATAATTATTCCAGTATTCATTCCTGCAACTAGAACAAGCGGGATTTAATTTACCCCCTCCAAACTCTAGTTTATAATCTTTTAAAAAATTAGAAAGTAAGCCGTTTCTAGATTTGTCTCTAAAAACGACCGCCTTTCCTAATTCTTTATATTTATCAACCATTAAGCAGTTGCATACTTAGCGTCAAATGCAATCTTAGTTGTTGCGTAATTTGTCTCTAAGTTTACTCTAGTGATCTCTGGCTCTTCAAAACCATCTGGACTAGCTAACTCAAATTTAATAATTCCATCGTCTTCTTTAGAGTTCTGAACCAAGGTAGAAATAACTAAACCTCTATCCCATCCTAAAACCTCAAAAGCATCTTCCTGACTCGCGCCTTTCCAAATCTTCTCTACTACTACTACGTATCTACCACCGCTCGCGATGTTTGACATAGATTTTTTATTTGCAGCACTAGGGTTTAAAATCACCCCAGAGAATAAATGTTTATAAGCATCAAAAGAATTTTCTTTTAATACAAGTTCATAAGATGTTCCTTGCGCTTGTTTAACCCCTTCAACAAAGAAACCCGCTGTTCCGGATGCTGTTGCTAAGTTCGTAATAATCAAGTCGTTTGAGCCATCTAATGTAGATGCTGTTTTATCAACGTCATCAAAATTAATCAATACTACATTAACTTCAATCCCACCTACTGGCTTATTGTCACAATCCTTTTGTACATCTGCCGCTAATTTATCTTCACAATTAAGTGCCATAATTTAAAGTGTTTTAAAGTTAATTAATAAGCTGCTACAGCCATATATGATTCTCCAAATTTAGCGTCTAAGAAATACGCATAATCAATAATATTAGTCTTATCTTTTTGATCGTAAAAAGATTCTAAATTCTCTAAGTCCGTTTCCGAAAGCGTTGCAATTGGAATATTACCAGGCGTAGTCATTAATGCCCTATTCGGCAAATAAACTACAGTTAAATCATTTTGATAAAGATTTTGTAATCTATCCCACTCATTCTGAAGTACAACATTAATACCTCTAAACTTCATCACTTCTCTACCATCGTCTAGTACCTCAGTACTACCTCCGTTTGCTTGAGTCGTTTCTAAATAAGTCAAATAGTTATCCCAAATAGATCTAGTTACTAAAATCTGTCTATCTGCGTCACCTAATAATCTAGCATCTGCAATCTTATACATACCTTTAAAGATATTATATGATTCTCCAGCCGCTAACTCCTGTAACACATAAGTAATTCCCGCGTTTTCACTAATAGTATAAACTGGAATTGCTGCATCTGCGAAAATTTGTTTCCAAAGTCCGTCAAACTGATCCCACAAGCCAACGTTAAAACCTGAAATAGTAAAGTTACCACCTGGTTGAACTGCTGCCGCTGTATCTCCATACCATACTTTAGCGTTAATAGAAGTTTTTAAAGACTCTACAACTCTAGTCATTAACATACCCATTTCTTGACTTCCTGTTTTATCAAAATAGTCTGGATTTGCTTTTTGTGCTTTCTTGAATAACTTAAATAAATTGTTTAAGTCAGCCGCACAATTTGTTAATCTACCCGCAATTAAAGCCGGATCCCAATACTTCTGAGTAAAGGTTAAACCGTCTTGCTCTGCTGGCGTACATCCTGTTAATGCCTCACCACCTACTCCCAATTGATCCACAAATACAATTTGTGATTTCATTTGAATACCAGTTTCAATGTTGTGAATAGCGCTTAATTCGGTCTGTACAAATACTTTTTCCATTACTGCCTCTGATACGTCAGAAGCTTCTAATGGGTTCAGCGTTAATGCTGATACATCAAATTTTGTTGCCATAATTATTTGTTTCTAAATGTTCTTTTTGCTGTTCCTGTTTCTAATTTAGCTATTTTCTTGCCAGCAGGAACATAACCAGAAGTAATAGTATTTTTTAATTCTTTAAATTCATTCGTAACTTCAGTAAAAGAGTTTGTCATTGTTTCAATTTCTTTCTCCTTTTCTGTAACCGTTGAATTAGTTGCTTCTAAAGTAGCTTTCAATTCTTCGATCTCCTTTTTAGCAGCTTCCAACTCTTCGTTAGAGTCATCGTTTGATGCTTCAGTAATAGAGTCTAAAACCCCATCCACAAATACAAACGTTTCACCGCTTGGCATTAAATAGCTACCCTCTGCTTTTTCGTTGTTAATTGTTGCCGAGTCTCCTTTCTGTGGAGTACCATCTTCTTCAACACCCGTAAAATCAATATCAGTTCCTATTGAGTCCTGTACAATCTTATTTGTAGGTTCATCTTTTTTGCCAAATGTATTTGATATAAGTCTTTCTAACTTACCAAATAAACCTTCAGCTTCTTTTTTTGTTAATGTATTGCTCATCTCATCTTTATTATTAATATTAAATTTAGCTACTGCTTTAAATTCGTTTATTGTACTTACAAATCCTTTTTCTTTTATAAAGTTAACGTCAAGCATTTCATCTTTATTCATTAACCCTAAAGCCTCTTCTTTTGTGAGGTTGGTTTCTTTTACGTATATATTAGATAGTTTATCTTCTACGCTTCTTAGCTCTTTAGCCGCCTTTTCAAAGTCTTCTGCATTGCCTTTTTTACCGCTCAGAGGTAAATGAATTAAAAAAGAGTCAGTATTATTTACGACTCTAGTTTCTTTTCTTCCCGCTAAAAATATGATTGATGCAATTGAAGCTACTAACCCGCTAGAGATAGTGTTAACCTCTTGCTTTAGTCCTTTAAGATAATTATAGATAGCTAAGCCATCATAAACAGAACCACCCCCTGAGTGGATGTGAACGTTTAGCGGCTCAACACTATTAGAATTATTAACTTTATCAATTGTATTAGCTAAGGTGATTTCTCTACCAACTTCACCAATCAAATAAATATCATTACTCATATATAAAATCTATTGTATAGTACAATAATATAAAAAATATCAATAGCTTGTTTACAAGGTATGTTGTAAATTTATAACAAATATTTTATTAGTTCATTCATATTAAAAAGAAGCATATCTAAAGAATATTATAAAAATAATAAA